GATCGGTTTGATTTGAGGAGTGATCGGGAGTTGGCGATTGAGTTGGAGGTACGTTCTCCGGTGCTAAGTAAGATTAGGCATGGTCATGCCGAGGTGACAGCTAATTTTATTTTGGCGGTACATGATGCGTTTGGGATGGAGATTCGTGAGATCAAGGCTTTGGCGCAAACGACAGATGGACAATCCTGACCGCTACAAGGAGGAGCTGTTGTTATCGCGCACCGTCTTGCGGGATCAGATGAGGAAAGCGATAGCCGCATCAACGCCTGCTGCCAAGCGTGCTTTGGTTGCCGGTTGGAAAGAGACGTTTCGCCCTGAAGTGGTGAAAGAGTTGCTGTCTGTGGCGAAAGACTACGAGGCGCGGTACAGGATTGCTAATTGGAACTTAGAGGGCTTTGAGAATGAGCGACGTAAAACAAAGAAGTTTTAAAGATATAACGGTCGTTGCAATCTATGGCGATGGTCGGGGAAAGGTGGCGCTGCCAGCATTGAGAAAGACTGCTGAAGCGTTACCCGGCTGCAAGTCGTTGTTGATTACCAATACCGAGTTAGACATCACCAAGATACATCAGAAGATCATCTCCGCACCCTTGGACTATCACGGCTACTCCGAGTTTGTGATGTACAGCCTGCATAACTACATTGAGACTGACTACGCCTTGATTGTGCAGCACGATGGTTGGGCGTTGAATGCCGAGAATTGGAATGATGACTGGTTCAACTATGACTACATTGGTGGCCCTAGTCATGCCGCCTTACTACCCAATGGCGAGTTCTCCACCATGTATCAGTGGTGCATCGATAAGAAAGACTATACCGGCGCTTTGATTGTCCAGAATGGTGGGTTCTCCTTGCGTAGTAAGAGGTTTCTGGAAGCGCCTACTAAGCACGGGATTATGCGCAGGCGGTTTGATGAACCCATGATGAACAATGAGGATGTGCAGTTATGTTGTTTCTTGCGTCCGGCTTTGGAAAAAGTGGGGATCAAGTTTGCGCCAGATGATGTGGCAAAGTATTTTTCTTTTGAACACTTTGGCCCGATTCATAATGGCATGAACTCGACCAAGATATTTGGTCATCATAGTCGGTTTAGACAGTTGCTCTCCAACGGTGAGATGCTGTGGAAACTGACGGACGAGCAGATGCAGCAGATTATGGGTGAAGTGCAAGCCAAGGCCATGTTCGAGGATCACTACGGATACACCATCCATGCAGTTTGATCGCAAGAACTTCTACCGCTTCTGCCGCCAGTTAAGGATTGAGTCCAAAGAACAAGGCATGATCACCTTGGGTGAGCGACTGCTTGGCACCCAAACCTATGTCATGGATGAGGTGGCGCGTGGTCTGCAAGATGACATCCATTTCTTTGTCGTACTCAAAGGGCGTCAGCTTGGTATCACCACGATCTCCTTGGCACTCGACCTTTACTGGCACTTTATCCACCCCGGTATGCAGGGAACGCTAACCACCGACACAGAAGAGAACCGGGAACAGTTTAGAAGTACGCTGTCTATGTACATGGATGGTCTGCCAAAGCAGTACAAGATTCCACTGATGAGTCACAACCGCAATCAGTTGGTATTGCAAAACAGAAGTCGTATGTTTTATCAGGTGGCAGGTACAAGAGCCAAAGGTGGGTTGGGTCGAGGCAAGGGCATTACCTTCTTGCATGGCACGGAAACGTCTTCATGGGGCGACGAGGAAGGCTTGGCTTCTCTGCTTGCGTCTTTAGCTGAAACCAACCCGCTTCGCTACTATATGTTCGAGAGTACGGCGCGAGGCTTCAATATGTTCCACGATATGTGGACTACTGCCAAACGTGCGCGAACACAGAAAGCGATTTTCTGCGGCTGGTGGCGTAACCAGTTGTACATGGCTGATCCCAAGTCAGACATCTACAAGGTGTACTGGGATGGCAAGCTGTCGCCCGAAGAGAAGGAATGGACGAAAGACATCAAGAAGATGTACAACTACGAGATCAATTCTCGGCAGATTGCTTGGTGGCGCTGGAAGTTGCATGAAGGTTTGAAAGACGATGGCCTGATGTATCAGGAATTCCCACCCACAGAGGACTACGCCTTTGTGATGACGGGAACCTCCTTCTTCTCTACCGCCCGTTGTACCGACGCCATGAAGGAAGCCAAGCGCTCACCCTTCATTTCTTACCGCTTTAGCATGGGTGCCAACTTCCAAGACACCACGCTAATCCAAAGTAGCGAACGATTAGCGACGTTAAAGATTTGGGAGGAACCCGTACCCAACGCCTACTACGTCGTGGGCGCTGATCCTGCCTATGGATCGTCAGACTGGGCAGACCGTTTCTGCATTCAGGTGTACCGCTGCTATGCCGATGGCATGGAACAGGTTGCAGAGTTTGCCACCTCGGAGTTAAATACCTTCCAATTCGCTTGGGTGATCTGCTATCTGGCAGGCGCTTACGGCAATTCCTTGCTGAACTTGGAAGTCAATGGCCCCGGACAGGCCGTGATTAACGAGATGAGGAACTTAAGAAGGCAGGCCATGTCGTTGCCACCGTCGGAAGCTAGGCATCTCAACGACGTTTTAGGCAATATGCAGCACTACCTATGGCGGAGAAACGACAGTTTCGGTATTAGCAACAGTATTGGTTGGGTGACAACGCATTCTTCTAAGGAGCGAATGCTGAATTACCTGAAGGATTACTTCGAGCGCGGGATGTTGAAGGTGTATTCGGAAGAGTGCATTGACGAAATGAAGGGGATTGTGCGCGAAGGTGGCACGATTGCCGCTGCTGGCAGGTCAAAAGATGACCGTGTGATCGCGTCAGCACTGGCGACAGCCGCTTTTGCAGAGCAATTGCAGCCCAGATTGATCGCAAACCGCATAACTAAGGACAAAAAAGAGTCAAAAACCGACGAAAATGAGCATGGTGGGCAGGTGCAGGTGCAAAAACAGGTGTCAAATTACCTAAAAGCACTGGGTTTTTGATGATTACGGTACTTTCCATCACTGAAATCAAGCTAAGACTGCACAATATGCGTCTAAATCGCAAAAGAGGCTACTCAATGGCTGAATTTGCGAAGCTGGCAGGGGTGGACTATCGGAACATGAAAAAGGCCTTTTTTGAGCTAAAAATGCCTGTTTCTGAGACTACTCAGCGCCGTATTTCCAAGGCTTTGCTGGCTTTGGAGAACGGCGAGGCCGGAATGAGGATGGATATTGCTGGCCGAATGAAGCTGGACTACCACCCACCCAAAGATTTCGGCAAAACGCTAAAGCGCGGCTACACGCTAGAGATGAATAACGGCAAAATCGGCTTGTCCGTTAAACCTATTAACAAGTACGACTATACAAAACCACATTTGTTAAAGAAGTGAGGGGCTAACATGAGTGTATTACATGATTACAAGTGTCCGGTGCATGGCTACTTTGAAAGTCGGCAGGCAGTATGTCCTTCCGGCTGTACCGACGTGCAGTTGGTGTTCCTGCAACCTGTCGGAATTGCCAGTGATGCAACGAAACATAATGACAAAACGCTAAAACAACTTGCGCTAGACTTCAAGATGAGCGATATTAAATCGACCAGAGAAGGTGAGGCGCAACCGCCGCGCCATGCCACGCCGAATAATCCGTTCGCACCCCGTTGGGGATCGCCTGCGGAAGTGGGTGGCTACAACCTTAACTCGATTGCAGGTGAGTCAGTATCAGGAATGCAGGCGGTCAAGCAAGCGGGTACGAATTTGAGTGGCCCGAAAGTGGGGTCTTACATTGCCGACCATGAGAACTTACAGATCAAATGAGAATTCCTGAAAACCCAGTTGATCGCCAAGCGTTCTATGTTGACATCATGAACAAGTGTCTGGTGTCTCAAGGTGAGCGCCAAGCACAATACTCCACACTGCGTTCCTACTACCTGTTCGGCGCTGATCAAAACTCACCGCCTGCGCACTTCAATAAAATCTATCCGCACATTGATCAACTGTCTGCTTTTATGTACTCGGCAGACACGACGCGCTTCTCGATCAAGATGGGCGCGTCTGTGCCGGAAGTGTTCAAAAAGAAAATACCTGCACTGACCAAAGCATTGCACGACTACTGGATGGCAAGCAATGCAGATCAAGTGTTTGGTCAGGCATTGAATTGGGCGTTTTGCTACAACTCTACCTTTGTCAAACTAATCTGGCGCAATGGTATCCACCCCTACATGGTGGAACCCGGCGTGTTTGGTGTGCTACGCGAAGACACACCGTACACAGACCGCCAAGAGGCAATGGTGCAAGAGTTCTACATGACCAAATCGGAACTCTACTCGCGCCTGTACTCGCATGAAAAACGTGATGAGATTCTAAGTCGCATTGCGTTAGCTGAACAACAAACCAAGAAGTACCCTGAAGGCGTTGAGCGCCTAGTGACTTCTGCGGTTGATCCGACGATTTACGGTAACGTGCAAATGAATCTGGCTGGCAACATGACGTACACGCCACAGATTGCAGAGCCTACCGTCAAGATGCGGGAGCTTTGGATATACGACGATAAGTTTGATGATTATGTCTGCGTCACGATTGCTGATCCAGACATTGTGATCTATGACCGTACATCCAAGAGTCTATTCTTACAAGGTGAGCAGCCGTTTGTTCAAATCTGCCCATCGCCTCAATACGATTACTACTATGGTCAGTCTGAAACGCAGCGTCTTGTGTTCTTGCAAGAGATGCGTAATAAACGAACCGGACAGATACTCGAATTGCTGGATAAACAGGTCAACCCACCCAAAGCGTTTATCGGCTTCCAAGGAATCTTGGATGAAAAGATGTTTGCGCTTAATCGTGCCAACGGCATGGTGGCGTCTGATATGCCTAACGCCAAGGTAGAAGAGTTCACGCCAAACATCCCGAATGACTTGTTCCGCGAACTCGGTGAGATTGACGCCATGTTTGCTGAAGCCTCTGGTATCACCAGCGTCTTGTCGGGTCGTGGCGAAACTGGCGTTCGTAGCCAAGGCCATGCCTCGCAGCTTGCTCGACTTGGCTCCTCCCGCGCTAAGAAACGCGCATTGACCATTGAAGACAGCCTTGAGAAAATTGCAACGCTGTATCTGAAGATGATGATGGTCTATGACGATACGCGCTACCGTGACGAAGATGGCAACGAATTCATTGCCGCCCAGTTTACGGAAGACTTTGTTGTCAAAGTCGATGCGCATTCCAACTCGCCAATCTTCATGGAAGACGCTAGAGACTTGGCGTTCAACCTATTCAGCGCTGGCGCAATTGGTAAGGCCAGCTTGCTAGAGATGGTCGAGCCGCCAATGAAAGATCGACTGGTGGAAGAGGTCAAGGCGATGGAATCTGCCGCAGCAATGCAGCAAATGATGCAGCCTCCTGCCGCACCGGAAGGTGGCGCACCAGAGCAACCCGAACAACCACAACTGAGGGCCGTGTAATGGATCAAAGATCAGGCGCAATGAACTCACAGTCAATGGTCAAAAACGGGGATCAGCCCCGCATGACGCAGCGTGATATTCAATCGACAAGACAACCACCGTCGATGAGCTTTAACCGTAACGCCTTCAAGACTGCCACCCGAAATACTGGCACTAGAAGCACCGGACGATAGTAAAATAGCAACGGGCAACATTTTGCCCCTTTTTTTAGTTGACGCGATAGTTAATTTATATCTATCGTTCGCGCAACATAGGAGTACCAAATGGCTGTGAAAACACAGGACATGATGGACTTGATGAAGGCTGATCAAGGAATGGGAGGCGAACCCGCCACCCCGCCTGCGTTTGAGCAGGAGGAATCGACTGCGCCAATGGCAAGTCCGATGAGTACGCCAGAGCCAAAGCGCGGTGAAGAAGAAGCTGCGCGACTAAACATCATGATGGCGCTAGACATGATGCAACAAGCACTAGCCGCCTTCGACATGGGTTCGGAAGAATCCAAAACCATTGAGAAAGTGATCGCTGAGATTACGCGCCGCTTTGGTGAGCGCGAGTCTGATTCGCGTCGCTTGATGCCTTCTGAAATCATCCAGATGATTCAGTCTCTACCACAAGCGGGTGGCGCTACGCCGGGGCAGAGAGAAGCAATGTCAGCGCCTATCGCGGGAACTACCGCACCACCACTTCCAATTTAAGGAGCAATCATGGAACTTTTTAAGCCAAAGGGTGCAATGACCGTTCGCCGCCCGACTGACAACTCGCAGATGAATGGTCAAATTTACAACACGCCTCGTTTTGCAGAAATGGGTGGCCTGTCGAACCCGTCGAAGACTGGTAAGCGCAACGCCATGACCATGAGCAAGCCGGGCGACACCAAGAAAGTTTACTAATTAACACAAGGGGCTAATCATGAGTCTGGAAAATTACTCTCCCGAAGCAATTGAAGAGCTTGCTGCGCTCTCAAAACGTCTATCGGAAGACCCAAAAACACGCAAATCCTTTCTGAAACTGGCAAAAGAGGTCAATCCTGACCTGCCTGTGCCGGAATTAGAAATGGAAGAGGTGGTCAACCAGCGTGTTTCGGCTTCTGAGCAGCGTGTGGCTGATCTTGAGAAGCAGTTGCGTGCGCGTGAGGTGCGTGATGAACTCAATCGCCGCCGTAGCAAACTCAAAGAGAGTGGTTATGCTCAGTCTGATGATGACATTCTTGAAATTGAGAAACTGATGACCGACAAAGGTATTGCCAATCATGAAACTGCCGCTGATTACTGGCGTCACATGAAGCAATCGGCAGTACCGACACCCGGTTATCCACAACCCGTCATGTCTCGCATGGATGTGAAGGGTTATATGAAGAATCCGGTAGCTGCTGCGCGTGAAAACGCAGCGGCGGCTTTGGCTGAATTACGCAAGAATCCAAAGCCAATCGGTTTGTAAGGGGCTATTTTTAAACTTCGGAGGTAAATTATGCCTATTGGTGGCGGCATTCTTCCGGCTTCGGGTACTAATCAGTACAACGAGTTGACCTACGTCACTCGTCGGGCATTTATCCCGAAGTTGGTCGTACAAATCTACAATTCAACGCCCCTGATGGCGGCACTGATTGCAAACTCGCAGACTGCCTCCGGCGGTGTGTCGTCTGTATCGGTTCCAGTTCAGGGTTCCCAATTCGTGAATGCTCAGTGGTCGGACTATTCGGGTTCGTTCGCACAGCCTTCCGTTCAGCAAGGTGCTTACCAAGCTGAATTTAACCTGAAGCTACTGGTTTCTCCCGTACCGTTCCTCGGTATGGAAGGTGCCGTACAGCAAGACTACGCAATCATTCCTCTGATCGAAGCGCGTATGAACGACGCGACCAACGTGATGATGGATTCGATGGCAACCGCGCTGTACACCAACACCACGAACAACCAGCAATTCATCGGTCTGCCTGCGGCAGTGGATGATGGTACTGGCACCGCAACCTACGGTAACATCAACCGTAGCACAAACACATGGTGGAAATCCAAGCAATACGCTGCTGGCTCGGTCAACCCGACCCGTCAAAACGTACTGCAATACATTTCCGGCACCGTGAAGAATGGCGCAGAGGTTCCGACCTTCGGCGTTTGCGGCTTTGGTACTTGGACACTGCTGGCACAGGATTATGTAGGCCAAGAAAACTACATGATCACTCCCGGCTCCGGCTTTGATGGTGACGCCAATGGCCCACAGGCTGCATTCCGCGCCCTGATGGTTGCTGGTGTGCCAATCTATCCAGACCCGTATTGCCCGGAAGGTACGCTCTACCTGCTGAATACGAACTATCTCTCGCTCTACATCCATGAGCAGGCATCGTTCGCCTTCACTGGCTTCGAGTCCACACTTCCGAACTTCCAGATTGGCTACGTTGGTGCAGTTCTGATGATTGCAGAATTGGTAAACACCAAGCCGAAAGCCATGACGAAGATTACGGGCTACAACTCTTTGAGCCTGTAAGGAGGAAATCATGTCTCTTGCAACTAATAAAATCATTCTGGCTGGCGCTCAGAGCAATACTCCGGGTGCCTACTTCCAGACTGTTACCGTCACCGCTGTCGATTCTGGCAACGGCACCGTTATCCCGGCTGGCATCTATGTGATGTTCCCGTCGGCTAACGTGACCGTGCTGGCTTACAACGGTTCCGCAAACTCGACTGTCATGGCTGCTAATACTGGTGGCGTTGTGATTTCTGATGGTGTCAACGTCTATGCTAAGAATTCTTCTGGCAATGCGACTGTGACCCTGTTGGACATCAATGGCGGTCAAGCTGCTGGCGAAACCTACGCATAAGGGGGAGCTATGGACGCAAATGCAGTAGGCCGTTCGTATCCAGATTCGTTTGGCAATTACCGACTGGCAGAGCAAACAGGCGTAAGCCTCGCTGCCACAGGTGATGTCACGACTTTGGTTGCGCAGGCGGCAACTAAATACATTGTGCGTCGGATAGTTCTGTCTAACTTCAGTGGTAATGCAAGTGGTGCCAATGTGGGTGTCTTCACTGCCGCAAGCGGTGGAGGCACTGCCATTGCAGCCGATCAGACTTTGAGCGCCGCAACTGGCTCGACTAAGTTTGATGATCTGACATTGGCCTCCGCTGCAAACACTGACGTTCAAACTGCCCGAGTGCTTTATGTTAATTGTTCGGTCAATGCCGCAGTCACTTGCGACGTTGCCCTTTATGGAGATATTGTCTCGTTATGACCACGATCTTTGTTCGCAATAATGGTTCTGAGCCTTTTTCCGACGGTTTAGATGGTGTTGTTTACCATTTTGAGCCGGGGAAAGAGATTGAGATTCCTGAAATTGCGGCAAAGCATATCTTTGGTTATGGCGATGATGATAAAGAGCCGTATCTTGTAAGACTTGGCTGGATGAAAATGAGTAACCAGTTTAACGAAGCAATGGAAAAACTGGCCTTGTTTTCTTTTTCGAAAGAGTCTGTAAAGCCCGTCCACTTGTCAGCCCCAGTGGTGGAACGAGTAGCCGCCCCAATGCCCAAGGCAAAGGGTGCGGCGAAAGTTGCAAACCTTAATGGTTAAACATGGCCGATACGCTGTCAGGTTACATTACGCAGACCCGGCGTTTATTGCATGACGTTAATGCGAACTTCTGGACAGATGCAGAGCTAACGGATTACATAAACGATGGGCGTAACACCCTAGTCCGAGACTCAGGGTGCAACCGCGTTTTGCAAAACCACACCGTACCGTACAACGTCGAAACCATCGACTTTTCTGACCTGCCGGAAGGCGTCAATACCGTTGATGTGCTAAATGTCATCCTCTACTGGGGGAACTCGCGCATTCCGCTGTATTACCTACCTTGGACTGACTTCAATGCTCAGTTGCGCTATTGGCAAAACTACAATGGGCGTCCGGTAGGCTTTTCCATGTATGGGCCTAAGAAGATTTTTATTGGCCCCAAGCCTGATCAGGCGTACCAAATGGAGATTGATACCGTTGTCTTGGTTGATCCAATGGTAGCGGGTTCAGACGTAGAAACATTACCCACCCCATTTACTGAAGCGGTGCCTTTCTACGCCGCTTACATAGCAAAATATCAAGAGCAATCCTACGGCGAGGCTGAAATCTTCAAGCAAGAGTACAGCAAGCACGTTATGGAAGCTCTGAACACTACATTTACTCGCAGGCTGCCGACACCTTATACAGCGGGGTATTGATATGGCTGCGGCAGAGCAGAAAAAAAGTTACGCCGTAGTCAAAGACTTCAAAGGTCTTAACACCAAGAACAACCGCACGGTGATTGGTGATGGCGAGTTTAGCTGGCTAGAGAACATCCAGCCCATTGGCTATGGCAACCTAAAAACAATCCCCGGCAACCAACAGCTTGCGAATGTTGCGTTTACTGCGAATGTTTCGTTTCTAGGCTCTGTCAACATCAGCAATAACGAGTATGTGCTGGCGTTTCAGAATGACGGTTCAGCACAGTACGTCAACATTACGACAGGCGCTCAAGGCAACATAGCGCCAGCCAATACGTTCTCAAATGCTAACGTCATGGTGACGCAGTGGCGTAATGAACGTGCGCTGATTATTGATCCTAACAATGGCTACAAGACTTGGGATGGCACCAACCTTCATTCGATTGGCAGCATTAACTCTGTCACTATCAATAATGGCGGCAGCAATTATTCTGCTTCCAACACAACCGTTACATTTGGTGCGCCCAACGAAGCCAACGGCGTGCAAGCCACTGGAACCGTCGTTGTAGTTGCCAATGCGGTATCTGAAGTCATTGTCACGGAAGCTGGCACAGGTTATACCTCTGCGCCCACTGTGACGATTTCTGGCGCAGGTGCTAATGCAAACGTGACCTGCACGATTTTGAATCAAAGCGGTTCAGACATTGCAACCTTCTCAGGCCGCACTTGGATTTCTCAAGATCGGACGGTGTACTACAGCGCAACAGACACCTATAACGATTTTATTAACATTACTGCCGGGTTTATTACGTTAAGTGACGCAACGCTGCGTACTGTCATTACCCGCATTCTGTCTGCTAACAACTTCTTGTATGTGTTTGGCGAAGACAGCATCAACGTCTTCTCGGATGTGCGGATTGACTCTACGCTTGGCACCACGTTGTTTACCAACACCAACGTATCTGCCTCGGTAGGTTCTAAGTTAAAGCACGCCATTTTTCCGTATTTCCGTTCAGTATTGTTTATGAACGAATATGGTGTCTATGCACTGGTTGGCGCTACAACGACTAAGATCAGCGATCCGTTAGACGGTATATTTCCGTTTATTAACTTTAATGAAGAGATTAGTGGCGGTCAGTGCTTAATCAATAATATTTTGTGCGCAGTTTATAACTTTAAGTTCAATGACGATGGCACAGAGCGCTGGATTCAGGCGGCGTTCTTTGAGCGCAAGTGGTTCTTTACGAATCAATTAACTGATTGCTACTATGTGGTGCCTGCGTTTAAAGATGGTTTCTTAAATCTGTATGGCACGGCTGGTCAAAACCTATTTCAGTTCTATGAGGATGCGGCTAATCCAGTCGATATGATTGTGGAAACAGCCTTGTTGCCAATGGGTGATCCTATTCGTGACAAGCAGGCTTTGAAGATTGGTATTGAAGCAACGCTTGGCAATACGCCTATCGTGTTTGTTGCTTATGTTGATTCAGAAAACCAGCAATCTCCGGCAATTGATTTTTCTAACTCAATTACTTGGGTTAATAATGTAGGCACCGTGATCTCATGGAGCAATAATGCCAGTGCAATTATTGGCTGGTCTAGCCCATCAAGCTCCGGCGCTGGTTATTATTTATACAAAAAAGATGCCAAGATGTTTGGCAAGTATTTGGGCATGACCCTAACAGGCAGTGTTACACCATTTACACTCAACGGTTTCGAGTTTGAGCATGAATTGAGAGCGAGGTTCTAAATGCCAGTACCTAATATATTTGCAAATGCAACGGCGACGATTCCGTTATCGCAACTGGATGCCAACTTTGCCACAGCGATTACGCTAGGTAATACTGCAATTCAGCTTGGCAACTCGGTATCGACGCTAAACAATATGACGTTTGCCAACGTCACGATTAGTGGCGTAGCGACTGCCTTTCCAAACAACTTTCTGGCAAACAGTAATGTTGTTATCGGAAATACGACAGCGACGTTAGGCACGACAGTTTCAAGTGTCGGAAATCTGACACTGGCTAATGTGACAATTACTAGCGGAAGCATGACAAACGCTTCTGTTTCTAACACGACTGTTGGTAATGCGGTATCTGATAGCGTTAGTGTTGTTGGCTACATGGGCGTTCCACAGAATAGCCAAAACAGCAACTACAACATTGTGTTGGGTGATGCGGGTAAGCATATTTATCACCCTGCTGGTCAGGCTGCGGCAACTTATACGTTCCCGGCAAACTCGAATGTGTCATTCAGCATTGGCACGGCAGTTACCATCATCAATGGCTCTGCCAATAACGTGACCATTGCGATTACGACTGACACCATGACGTTGGCAAACTCAGCTAACACGGCTTCACGCACCTTGACTGCTAACGGTGTTGCCACCTGCGTCAAGATTACCAATACGTCGTGGATTATTTCGGGAGCAGGCTTGTCATGACAGGCATCCTACAAGCACTTTTGATGGGTTACGGCGCTGCCGGAGGTGGCGGCGGGGCGTTAACTATTATCGAAACCTTTAATGCCACTGGCACATGGACTTGTCCTGACGGTGTGACGCAGGTGGACTACCTTGTTGTCGCTGGTGGTGGTGGCGGTGGATACTTTGGTGGCGGCGGTGGTGCTGGTGGGTTTCGTACTGGTACTGCACTATCAGTAACAGCGGGAACAACATATACCGTCACTGTTGGCGGTGGGGGCGCTGGAGCAACTGGTGGAGCAAGAGGCACAACTGGTTCAAATTCTGTATTTAGCACAATAACATCTAATGGTGGTGGTGGAGGCGGTAGTCATACAAGCTCACCAAACCATAATGGTGGGAATGGCGGTTCTGGTGGCGGTGCTGCTGCTTTAGGTGTTCCACCATATAACGGCGGCACAGGTGGAACAGGAAACACGCCATCAACATCTCCCTCCCAAGGCAACAACGGTGGCAATGGTGAGGGTTCTTCTCTTTATGGCTTAGGTGGTGGTGGTGGTGGGGCTACCGCTGCTGGCGCATCTGCTGTTCCAAATAACGCTGGTAATGGCGGCAATGGAACATCCTCATCAATTAGCGGCTCGTCTGTAACTTATGCGGGTGGTGGCGGTGGTGGGGCAGATAATCGCGCTCCGTCAACAACAGGCGGCACTGGTGGTACTGGCGGCGGCGGCGCAGGAGGTAATGGTGCTAGTGGGCAAGTTAATGGAACCGCTGGAACAGCTAACACTGGTGGTGGTGGTGGTGGTGGGGCATATTACAACCCAACAGCAAGTTTTGGTAATGGCGGCGCAGGCGGCTCCGGTATCGTCATCATCAAGTATGCAGTACCAACAAGCAATGTACTCGTATTCAAAGGCTCATCTCAATGGACTTGCCCAACAGGTGTGACTAGCGTTGATTATCTAGTCGTGGCTGGTGGTGGTGCGGGGGGAAATGGGATCGGCACAAGTAGTTCTGGTGGAGGTGGTGGTGCGGGTGGTTTTAAAACAGGCACAGGACTATCTGTAACCGCTGGAACGACTTACACCATAACTGTAGGTGGCGGCGGCGCAGTTGGTGGAACAACGGCTAATGGTGGGGATGGAAGCAATTCTATTTTTAGCACTATTACATCTGATGGTGGCGGTGGAGGTGGCGGCAGTTCTGGAACCGGCAACGCTGGCAATCCAGGCGGTTCTGGCGGTGGTGGTGGTGGACGATCAGGAGCAGCGGGAAGTGGTTATGTTGGACAAGGGAAAGCTGGGGGTAATGCTGGTGGTATTACTGGATTTGATGCGTCTGGTGGTGGCGGGGGTGCTAGTGCTGTTGGTGGTATTGGAAGCAGCACATCTCCCTATAACGCTGGTAATGGTGGTGATGGAACAGCTTCTTCTATTTCAGGCTCATCTGTTTATTATGCCGGTGGCGGTGGTGGTGGCGCAGAAGATGTCACATCAAACTTTGGCTCTGGTGGTTTAGGAGGAGGTGGCAACGGTGCAGACGGTAACAGTCCATCAAGCGCTGGAACGGCAAATACAGGCGGTGGTGGTGGTGGTAGTAGCGAATCTGGAACTGGTAATCCAGCATCGGCTGGTGGCTCTGGTATCGTAATTATCAAACTCAACTAACCATGAAGAAAATATACAGGTTCTATGGCATTGACGTAGCGATGCAGATGTTGCGTCCTAATGCTAAATGGGAAATTTCTAACAACGTGTTTACCCGTTGGGATGATCCTAGACCTTGCCCATCAATAGAAGAAGTGTGTTGGGTAATGGATAAGATTAAAGAGTTTGAGGAAAGCATACCGACAATTTGGTTGCCGGAGCAGCTAGAGCAGCAGAAGCAAGAGGAAGAAGAACTAGAAAAGGCACTCGCATGAATATGCACAACCTGTTTCCTACGCCAATCGGTATGTTCGACTTAGATCGAGAATTTACCGATGAGGAACTGTTGTTTGTTCGCGGTCAGGAAACTAGAGCAAATGAGGGCAACACGACTAGCGTAAACAACTTTGTGCTGCGCGATCCAGTGATGACTTCTTTGCGGGATTGGGTAGAGGGCTGCGTTGCTGAATACTTTAAGGCAACTAGCGATCCAAAACACGACGTTGATTTGAGAATCACTCAGTCTTGGTTTAACTATTCAGAGCAAGGTCAGTGGCATCACAAACACGCTCATCCGAATAGTTTTGTATCTGGTGTGTTCTATCTGAATACTAACCCGGATGACCGTATTTACTTTTATCGTTCAGGCTGGCAACAAATCAAGTTCCCACCTGAAAACTGGAACTTGTACAACTCAGAATCGTGGTGGTTTGAGGCGGTGAAAGGGCGGCTGATTCTGTTTCCTTCGTCGCTTGAGCATAACGTGCCGACAGTTCAGGGTGAAGATGTGCGGATAAGCATGAGTTTTAATACGTTCCCAGTTGGCATTGTTGGGGATGAGATGTCGTTGACTGGTTTGAAATTGGAGGCTTGAATGGCGCACTTTGCTGAACTTGATAGCAACAACGTGGTGTTGCGTGTCATTGTGGTGGATAACAAAGACACAAGCGATGCCAATGGCGTTGAGAAGGAATACATAGGCGCAGCCTTCTGTGAGCGTTTATTTGGCGGCACATGGAAACAAACTAGCTATAACGGCAACTTCCGTAAAAACTTTGCTGGTATTGGCTATAGTTATATGCCTACGCCAATTGACGGTTTTGCGCCACCTCGTCCTTATGCAAGCTGGAACCTTGATCCTGATGTTTGCCAGTGGGTTGCGCCAGTGCCTATGCCTGAAGATGGAAAGCGCTATTCGTGGGATGAGGCTACAACGTCGTGGGTAGAAACTGAAGGGGGTATCTAATGGGTATTCAAGCCTTTACCAAGCTAGGCAACACGGTTGTTTTTACGGCTGCAACCACTGCGCCTACGCCAGTGCAAGCAGCTTCTACAACGCTAGGTGGCAACCAGTACCGAATTATTAACCCCGGCTCTGTGACTGTATTTCTTGGCTATGGCACAACGGCTACAGAAGCAAATACTAATGCTGCAATAGTAACAACTACTGGCGCTGCTTTACCTTTGCTTCCCGGCACTGACGAAATTTTGACATTCGTGCCAAACGCTTACTTTACTGGCATTACTGCTTCTGGCAGTACGTCGGTTTACATTACGCCCGGCGATGGTTTATAAACCGTCATAGCGTTAAAGGAATGACATCATGTTAAAAACCGTAGTCACTGTTGGTGGTGGTACATCGGGCTTAACGTATAAGGGTACTTGGAATGCCAATACCAACTCGCCTACGCTTACTTCCAGCACTGGTGTCAACGGTGATTATTATGTTGTTAATGTTGCTGGCAGCACAGATTTAGATGGCATTACGGATTGGCAGATTGGTGACTGGGCAATCTTTAATGGCGCGGTTTGGCAAAAGATTGATCAGAGTGACACGGTAACGTCAGTCAATGGTCAGGTTGGCGCGGTTGTCTTAAATGCAGCCAATGTCGGTGCAGCCGCAAATACTGTCAACGTCATTGCTGGCACTGGGCTAACGGGTGGTGGTGCGCTTACTGGCAACGTCACCATTACCCTTGCCAACACTGCTGTTGCGGCAGGTAGTTACGGTACGGCAACGGATGTTTCGCAAATCACAATAGATGCGCAAGGTCGGATTACTAGCGCAGCCAATGTCGCCATTGCTATTTCTACAGCCAATGTCTCTGGCCTTGGCACAATGGCAACGCAAAATGCCAATGCGGTAGTCATTACAGGCGGTGATGCAACGCTTGCCAATGTCACGGTAACATCCAACCTTTATGCCAACCTAGCAACCAGCAACACAGCGGCAATGCCTGATCCTAGCTTGCCATTAGCGCCGGAAGGTTACATCACAGTCTATGTCAACGGAAACGCCAAGAAAATCCCTTATTACGGAGTCTGACAGTGGAGCCGCAGTTCCTCATCAACATTCTTTTTGCGACCGCAGGAGCCGCTTTTGGGTGGATACTGAACAGTATCTCTCGCTCAATCGTCAGGATCGAGGACAGAATTGCGGAAATGCCCATCATGTACGTCAATCGAGATGACTACCGATCAGACATCCATGAGATTAAGGGAATGCTTGGCAAGATATTTGATCGTCTTGACCAGAAGGCCGACAGATGAGCCTGAACATGGATGCGCTGGCTACCCCGATCTTTGGGGAGCCGGACAGCCTCCGCGATTTCTTATTTGAAAACGGTATCCAACACCAAGTCTTTTGGGAAAGACTGACTGACGCTGGCTTCTATGTGCCACGCTACCCCATCATTGATGCTGACCCGCAAGACCTTGATGACTGGCTGTTAATACATCAACAAGAACACCAGTCCTACGCCACTATTCTTAACCTAAATGACCCCTTTAATCTGCTAGACTTGGATTTCAACCAAGAAGATGACTTTTACGATTGGGTAAACAGTCATTTGTTGATCCATGAGCAGATAGCACGAACACTGGGGGTGACATGATTTCCGATGAAAACTTTTTGCGCCTGTTTAATGCGGCAATGGCGCTGGCAAAACCTGTCGGAAAACCGACAATTAACGCTGAAGAAATAGATGTACGCTTTGAAAATCTGGATGTTGATAGTCTGGATTTATTGATTATTGGAATGTATTTGTGTGACGCTTTTGATGTGCCTGAAGCTGTTGGCAAAGAAATGAAACCAGAAACGGTACGAGAAATGAAAGACTTTCTGGTAAACAATACGCCAATGACATCTTTTGATGTGGAAGCTGCCTTGATGGTGGTGGTATGAGCCTATTCCTAACCTACGGGCATACCGTATCCAACCCTCAAACGACGCTGATGGAAGATATTTTGCACCCACAGCGTGTGCATTTCATACCGGAAAGCTATCAAGGTGCCAAACAAGGGTTCAAATACCCGCCGCATAACCTTGCCAACATGGTCATGGCACCAGCAACACTGGAATGGTTGCGGGGAAACCCGGCACTAGGCAAGACTGCCTTCATTCTGGCAGCAGGCAATGCACATTTTGCTGGCATCAATCCACGCAAAAACCAAACGCACACGCAGTTGCACTATGAGTATAAGTTTCTGCCCTTTACGCTAACGCAAGTCATGGCTGGCAGGCTGGCAAATATGATCTGCCAACCAGATTACATAGCCACAGACTCCACTGCCTGCGCTTCTAGCCTGAAAGTCATGATGGACTGCCTGATGCTAGAAGCCTTTGGCTTTACCCGCTTCATCATCCTTTCCGTTGAAGACGCCGTATCCAATTCTGTATTGCAATTCTTTGGTGACTCTGGTGCCTGTTTAACTTTGGCTGAAGAGACTACCAAAGACATCGTGCCGAGCGCCTTTGATAGCAGAAATGGTGGGTTTTACGTCGGTCAGGGTGCTGTCTTTGCTGTTTTGCAAACAGAGGGCGAAGTCAACCACTATGGCCTGACTCCTAAAGCTAGGCTGGTGGGTGCCTACCATGCGGCAGAGAAGTGGAACAACGCCATAGGCCAAGCACCCGATGGTAAAGGCTATGTGGATGCGATTGAAGGTGCGATGCGGTATGGGGAAGTTTTCCCTACTGACATCAAAATCGTGAAGACACACGGCACTGGCACGGAATCCAATAATGTGTCGGAAAAGTTAGCATTGATGGATACTTTGAGTGACTTTGTGGCAACGTCATTTAAGCCAAAAATAGGTCACACAATGGGCGCTTCGGGCTTGCTTGAAACGCTACTTTTGCTTGACAATCTGGTTTATGGTGTTGTACCTGCTATTCCTAACCGCACAGAAAAAGACGATATTTTTCTGTCCGAGGACTGCGAGACTCCTGATGGGCTGATCCTTAGTCTTGCCGCTGGAATGGGGAATGTGTATTCCGCAGCAATCTTTGACCCAGTGAGGTAATTATGGTTCAGATGGTGGACAGCCGAGAGCAAGAGCTAAGTCCAGAAGACATTATCGGCATTGCCGCAATGAACACGGATGCCGAGGCAGATCGCGGTAAAGCAATTGCCATGATCAATGCCGAGCTTCAGATGGATGATACCTTGTTCGTCCGTCAAGGCAACACGCTTTTTATCATTCACAAGGCTGCGCCCGGTGTTGGTTGGTTCCGAGCCTTGAATGCAGACGTTGCGCCAAACTATCTTGAGAACAGCGTAGAGTTTATGCGTGCTTGTTACAAGATGGGTTTCGACACAATGGCTTCGACGTTTACCGATCCAGCCATTTTGCAGATTTTCCGCTATATCTCAAAAAATCCACCCAATCCAGAAATGGGTTACAACATACGCAAGGCAGATAACGGTCAGTTTATTGGCAGCATTAAAACTGGCCCTGCGCGGGGAGGTCAATAATGGGAGTCGTTGCTGATTTTGTTGGGGATGTTTTCGATGCGGTTGGCGATGTCGTAGAAGCTGTCGGTGATTTTGTCGAAGACGTTGTTGAAGCAGTTGGCGATGTCGTTGACTACGTTGTTGAGAATCCTGAGATTGTTGTCATTGCGATTGCTGCGCCTTATGCTGTCTCAGCAGTTGGTGGTGCGATAGGGGCAAGTCAAGCAGCCATTACTTTAGCTACACAGCCGATTACTGCCGCTGCTATTTCCGCATCACAAGGCGGTGACTTAGAAGACATTGGTAAAGCTGCGCTCGGTAGTTTTGCTGGCGCTCAAATTGGTGGCGCTGTCGCAAGTAAAGTTGGTGGCGCAATTGGCGCTCAAGGCGCAACAACGCCAATTCAAACTGCTTTAGCTAATGCTGCTGGCGGTGCTGCGGGTGGTGCCGCTGGTGCTGTGGCAGTTGGTGCTGATGTTGGTAAGTCAGCAATTACTGGCGCTTTAGGTTCTGCTGGAGCTTCTGTCGCACGTTCTTTGGCTGGTTCTGAACTTGGTATTGATCAAACAGGCAGAGCCGCAGAAGCTATTGCCGATGTTGGCGAGGCGGTTGGTCGCACTGCTGGTGGCGGTAATTTAGGTGAAGAACTATTGCAGGCAGGACTTTCTACAGTCACAAGAGAAGGTCGCGCTGCTACTAGAGACTTGCTAACGCCAACGGATGCTGACATCCAAAAAGAGATTAAAAAGGCTGCTGGCGTTGAAGAAACCAGTGTTGCTAGAGTTGAAGATGACATTACTAAAGCATTAACCGATCCAAACAACACAGTACAGGTTGCCTTCCAAGGGCCGGTTACGCCTGATGCTATCAACCAAATTGCACGCAATGCCTCGCTTGACCTTATCGAAACTTGGAAAGCACGCGCTGCTGCTGATCCAAAGTTTTTAAAAGAGCTTGCACAGCCACAAAACCTACAAGCCATGCGTGCTGCTGGCATGGTTGACTTAGCGGTGGCTGTTAGCGCAATGGCAGCATTACCTGCGGGTGGTGCTGGCGCAACTTTGTTTGCTGCTGGCGTCACTGCAACTGAAGCGGCAAGAGCTTTGCGTAATGCGGTGCAAGAGAATGAAATGCTTGGCGGCGCTTCGCCTGACCTTGCTTTTGCTTCAGCGATTATTGATGCGGCAACAAAACCTGTTGATCCAACTAGAGCAGTCACAGTTCGAGAAGAGAACAGATTGCCAGAGGTTGAAGTTACAGCAAAGATTGAGCCTGAACTTACGCCAGAGCAATACAAATCAAGTGTGCAGCGCTACATTGGTGACTTTGCAGACCCAAGAAGCGCCGCTACGCCGGTTACTGTTGAAGTTGATCGTGTTGCGAAGATTCTCAACATCACAACAAAACAGGCCGCTGCACTTAAAAACTCTCCAATCTTTGACTATCTGAGCAATCCATCGCCAGATGCTAAGTCAATTGATATTGAGACACTGCCGTTGCGTGAGCGTGCAATTCTTGAGTATGCAGCAGCCAACAATCAAGGTGGCGTTAGCCTGAATGAAGATTTCAACGTCATCATTCCGGGTAAAACGGCAACAGCGCCAACTACTCAGACTGCAAGAGCGACTCAGCGTTTCCCGCAAACGCAGACGCAAACACAAACGCAGACTAAAGCTGGCACCCAAACTCAGACTGGTACGCAGACTGGCACCCGTACTCAAACTGGCACACAGACTATTGCTGGAACACAAACAGGTACGCAAACCGGCACTCAGACTGGTACTCAGACTGGTACTCAAACCGCAACTGACACTGGAACGCGCACACCACAAGATGCTGGAACTACACCAACATTAACGGGTGGTGATAACGCACCGGGTGGTCGCACACCAATCGTATCTGATCGCCCTGTTGATGAACTCACTGGTTCCGAATTGTTGCAAAGTGAGCGCGGCGTAATGGGCGAAGAGGGTGATCGCACGCTGACGGAAGAGGGCGGCGAGGAAACTCAATTGGCAGAACAGCCGCTTGACTTGGATCAGATTGAACAAGACCTGATTGATTTGTTAAGCCAATCGTTCCCATTAACGCCAACTGAAGAAGGTTTTGAGCCATTGGATGTGCGTCCTGCAAGGGTTGGTAGAGCAGCGCCTAAGTCAATTAGCCCTCGCGTAGTTGGTACTAGCCCGGTAGCTGCAATTGTTGGTGAGAAAGAACCGATCTTTGGTGGTGAACCTGATCCACAGCAAGATGTTTGGAACGTGCGTTCCCTGCGTCTTAGAAAGGCACTAGGACTCTGACATGAAAATTATTGAGATGATTGCTGGTAGTCGCGGTATGGGTGACGCTAAAGCAATGGCTGAGATGCTGCGTCGGATGGGGCGTCGTGGCGACACCATGCTTGCTCACATTACGCCAGAAGAAGCCGAGATGTTGATGGAAGCTGGTGGTAGTGGCACGATCAACCCGGCAACTGGATTGCCTGAGTTTGCTCGTCGCACTGATACCTACTATGGTTTTGAACCAGAGACAGAAACTTTCCGAGTGCCAGAGCCGGAGATTGAATCACGTCCGTTAAGTCCTTTCGACTTTGACGCTAATCAGCCACAGATTCAACTAACACGGCCTGATCAACCTGCTGTTAGAAATGTTAGACAAGATGATGTTGCAGGTGGAACCACAGCGACGTATCAGCAACAGCCACGTTTGTATCCTGAAGTGGAGATGGCACCAAGAATTGAGCGCACGTTCCCAACGGATTTTCAAACTGCGCGTTTGCCTCAATATGAAGCAGTAGATTTTGGCCGCACTCCTGAATTTAGACCACTGGAAGACATTGCTGCGCCTGCCGCAGAGCCGGGGTTAGCGCAACGTGCTGAAACTGGATTGCAAGAACTGCAAGATGTTTTGAACCGTTATCCGAATCTAACACGCGCTGGTACTGCGGGAGCCAACATTCTGGCGCAAGCCTTGATGTTTAATCGTGCTAATCAAGCAATGCGCCGTGACATTGAATCTACTCGCGCTGCTGCCGAACCTTTCCGTCAGGCACAGCAAGAAGCAATGGGTAGAGCAACTGGCGAAGGCTTAACGCCAGAGCAACAACAAGCGTTAGAGATTGAGCAAGCCCGTGCGCGTCAAGGATTAGGTGCGCGTGGTACGCCAACGGGTAGTGCAGCAGCCGGTATTTTGGCAGCACAGCAGCGTCGTGCGCGTAGCCTAGCCCGTCAAGAGAGCTTTACTGAAGCCTTGCGTCTTGCCAACATTGCAGATCAGTATGACCGTCGCGCACTAGAGATGGAATTGCAGCGTGATCAGCAGTTGGCGCAGTTGTTTGCTGGCATTCTAGGCCGTGAAGTACAGCAGGCACAGCGTACTCAGGCACCTGTACCCACTGCTACTGGGAGGTAATCATGGCAGTTGACACACTTGGTGATGCACTTGGCACAGCACCATCCTTAGTTAAAGGTTTGGGTGCGCAGACAAGCATGAAAGGGCGTGCAGACTTTGCGCGTGGCAAGTTAGGCGAAACCTTTGAGGCTGGTGCTAGGGCTGAAGAAGAAGCGGCTAGAACTCAGTTTGGCATTGAGCAAGGCCAACGCCAGAAAGAAGCCGCAGCCGAGCGTGACTTGGCTACCAAGTCCAGAGCAGAGGCCGCTACGTTAGAAGCTGGCATGAAGCCGTATCAGCAATTTGAGGCACCGCAGATCAGTGCGTCTGACTACGCCAAGAATGCTGGTATGCGCTTGCTGTCTTCCCTGATTGTGGGTGGCATTGGTGGCGCTTCAGCACGCGCCCAGTTGGTTGCTATTCGTGAGATGCAGGATGCTGAAGACCGTGTACAAGGCGAAAGATTTAATGCTGCCAAGCTGAAGTTTGACGAGGCAGACAAAGCCCGTAAAGAGCATAACAATATGCTCAAGGATCGCTTTGAGCGTATGTTGACCTTGCTTTCCAAAGATCGTAATGCAGCAATGGTGGAAGCCAAGCTGATTGAAAGTCAGGCTGGCAATGGCTTGATTGCTGCACAGCTACGCAAAGGAAACTATCAGAAAGCCTATGAGCTATTTACAAAAGCTATTGCTGCTTCTGATCAGGCTGATGCTGAACTAGAAAAGCAGAAGACTATCTTTGCTCAGAAGGTTGCGTTAAAGCAAACTCCCGGCGCAGGTCGGGCTGGTGGTGGCACAACCAAAGTTCAGCAGCTACCAGCACAACTAGAGAAAAAGCTGGATGAGATTGGTACGACGTTCGTGACGCTGAACCGTGCTAACCAAACCAGAAAGCCACAGTATTTTGGCATTGCGCCTTCGGATGAAATTGCTAACATGATCATTGCTGGCGTTGAGCGTGGTTTGCCAGTGGGTGACATCATGCGTTCAGTAGGCTCGGGTGCGCCGAAGGTAACACCTGAGACAGTGAACTGGTGGAAAGACTACCAAGCATTTGTAGCCCAAGTGCGTAACAAGTTGTTTGGCGCAACCCTGACACCGCGAGAAGCTGAAGACTTCCGTAAGTTTACGTTGAGTCCTGCTACTGCACCTAACGTAGCTAATAGCTACTTTAACAATCAGATTAGCATTATCAAGAGTGCCATTGAGCGCGAACGTACTAAGGCAAGATCGCGTGGTGTAACGGATGAAACAATCTCTGCTTACCTTGATGTGCCACAAGATCAGACAGGTGGCCCCCGGATTCCAACGGTAAACACGCAAGCAGAATACGATGCATTGCCGCCGGATGCTGAATACATTGATGCACAAACTGGCAAGCGTGGCAAAAAACCTGCGAGGTAATCATGGCAAGAGATCGTTTTGGTGGCGAGGTAGTCGCTGAACAGCCTCAGACTGACCGCTTTGGTGGCAGTCTGGTAGAGCAGATTCCCGGTCAAAGCGAGGAAACGCTACGCGCTGCTGCGAACTTGCCGCCTGAAAGCCGCATTGTCACCAAGTCACCATTCGAGACTGGCTTAGAAGCAGTAAGTGCTGTGCCAATTTTAAGTGGCGTATCAAAACTGTTTCAGCTTGGCACAAGAGGTACACGGCTTGCACCGTATGGTGCGCGTGCTGCTGATGTATTTATCCCTAAGACTGGTAAAGAGTTACTCAAGACAGGTGCTTTATCAGGACTAGGTGGTGCTGCTGCACAAACAGCAAGCAATCTACTGCCACCAGAAACTAGCCCACTTACCCGCTTTGGTGTTGAGACTGCGGCTGGTGTCGGTACTGAAGGCCTTGCTCGTTCACTAGGTGTTGCAGGTCGCGCTTTTCGTCCACTGGTTCCCGGTGGTGTTGAGCGTGCCGCAGAGCGTGTAGTCAGAGCAATGACACCACAGCAAGTGGCTGCACTGCCTCAAACCGTTGAATCTAAGACCGCAATGGTGCGTGCTGCGCAAGAGAAGCTGCGTGGCAAGCCAATAAATGAGCCAATTGACGCGGCAGAAGTTGCAAGGCTGTTAAACATTGAGTCGGTTGAAGGTCGGCGTCGTGGTGAGCAATTGGCAGGTAGCTTAGTTGCTGGCACTGAACGTCGTTTGGCAGAGATTAGCCAGCCTCGCACAATGGAAGCTATTGGCGCTGATGCCCGTAAGCTGGCAAATGATCGCTTGCTGCAACTAAAGGCAGATCGTGAAACCGCAACTCAAGCCAACAAAGAAGCCATGCTTACCGAAGCTCGCAATAAAGAATTGCAAGGGCAGGGGGTGGAAGGTACTAGGGCTTTCAAAAACATGGAAGTTGCATTGGATGCGTTTATACGCGATCCAGTAACAAAAAGAGAACGCATTACTGGTGCAACAAAAAACCAGTTTGAGGAAGTTCGCCGCGAAGCCCTTGGTGTTATCGTAGATCCACTAACCGGGGTAACAAGTAAAGCTAAAGTTGGTTTTGAGCGTCTTGAGCAATTACGTCGCCGGTTGGGTGATCGTGCTTCTGGCCTGCCTGAAACTGGCTTTGATGCCATTGGTCAGCAAGATGCTAAAGACCTTAAAGGCTTGGTTGAGCGCATCATGTCTGAATTTACTGGCAAAAGGTTTGACAAGTATCGTGCTGATTATGAGCAATTAAGCCAGCCGATCAACCAATTCCAAACTGCGGTAGGCCAAGCGTTGACAGCCCCTAGCGAAAAAATTAAAGGCGCAATGGCTACGCAAGCATCAACTTTGCCTGCAAAAATCTTTAGTACGCCAGAAAATGTTGATGAGTTTATTAAGTTTATTGGTGGTGACGCAAAAAATATGGCGGCTGTACAAGGCTTGGCAAGAAATTATGTCAGTGCTGAATTGGCTAACAAAACACCTGCGCAAATGCGTAGCTGGCTGCAAACAAATAGCGGTTGGTTATCTCGCTTTCCTGATTTAAATAAACAATTTTCTGACTATGCACGCAAGCTAGAGCAAACTGGTCGTGTTGTTAAAAAAACAGAAACACTAACTGAACAGCGTGCAAGAATGTTTGAGATGGGCGGCACTCAGACACAGCAAGCTGAGAGCTTTAAGAACCTGATCATGGGTACTGGCAACGTGCGTGATGTTGCTTCTGCCGCCAAAGTCTTGGGTAGAACACCTGAAGGTGCTGAAGCATTCAAAGCTGGTGTGCGTGACCTGATCGGCATCTTGCCTCCGGGGGCAATTGAAAGAAGCTACCGTGATCGCATCAAGCCTTCCATGCAGGCTAGTGGCTTGTACACGCCGGATGAGATTCGGTTTGTGGACGATGCAGTGGCAGACATTGTTTCTATTCAGACAGCTATTAGCCGCGCTTCTCAAAACATTGGTCGCACACCCGGTACGGAATCCTCTGCCCAAGAGCTTACTCGCTTGGTCAACAATGAGTTGGCGCAGGTCAAGAAGGGCGGCGCTGTGGCTGGCCTGTACACGGCTGGACTGGCTGCGCTGGCTAACCGCTTTGGTGTACTGCCTGAAGTGGGTGGTGCAGTAGGTGCGGCTGGTGGCTTTGGCGCTGCACTTGCGCTAGATCGTTACCGCCAGTATGTTGCCAACATTCGCTCTGCCGTTAGCGACATCGTGACTGATCCGGTCAAGTTAAAGCAGGTGATGAAGGCTCCCAAAGAGCAGCGTCAGGGCGTGATTGCTACGCTAATTCGTCAAACCATCGGTACGCAAGTTGGCACTAGAGCGCCAGAAAGGATTGAAAATGCCCCTAATGAAAGGTAAAAGTGCTAAAACCATTAGCAAGAACATTGGCGAGATGGTTCGTGGCTTTAAGGAATCCGGCAAGATTGGTACGAGTAAGCCTTCGAGCGTGCGTAAAGCTGTCAAACAGGCTACGGCGATTGCGTACTCAAAGGCTGGTAAATCGCGCATGAAGAGAGGGAGCAAGCGATGAACTACGACAACGGCAACGGAAATGACAAGATGAACTCTGGCGTGGAAGAGTTACGCCGGATGAAAGAATCTGCCAAGCAAATGGCAGACAAACGAGGTGGCCCAATGCTGGTTAGCGTTCGGACTACCATGATGCGTCAGAAACGTGACAATCGGAAAATGGAGCGATGAAAAAACAAAAGGGGCTGAATCCAGAACTTGAGCAGGCTATCTATGACCTACTCAAACAAACAATGAATGATTCAACAGCATCACTTACTGATAAAACCAAGGTGCTTGATCGGGTGTTGAAGCTAGAGCAGATCAAGCAAAAGATCAGTGACGATGAATGGGGCAAAGGATTTTTTAATCCTGACGATGAAGGAGATGAGTGATGGTTGACGGGGCTGCGTTAAAGATTATTAACATTGCGATGGATGTTTTATCACACAAGGTATTGACGTTCGTTGCTCTGCTGTTTTGCTTTGTGTTGGCTTGCTGGACAATGGTGATGCCAACATGGGAAAGGATGGCGATGGCTGGTTTCTTTGCTGTCTTTATTTACTTGCCGTGCATGATCGTTGAAAGGAAATCGCATGAAACTTAACATAAACAAAACTAGCACGACGGTGATGATGTCAGACAATAGCGAGTACAAGGGCAGCGCAGGCGAAGCGTATCGCCAAGCGTCTATCTCTGACACCTATGGTCGTGGCAAGCCTACGCGCACCAATCCGATGGGCTTCATGGGTATGCAGTGCTTCTCTGATTCGCCTAATCAGAAGCAGTCTCCAACCTCGAAGCCGGG